GAACCTCAGAATTTCCCGGCTGCTAGATCCACAGGTGGCGAATTCACTGGACGATGGAAAATTGTCAGCGGAGCCACTGGCGAGGTGTTGCATACGTTTGTGTTCCGTAGCACGGATCAAGCTGCTGCCAACCGTGCGGCACGTGATTGGGCCCAACGAACCAGCTTTGATGATACTGTAGAAGTATATCCGGAGATGGCATAATATAACACACTGCTGCAACAAGTGTAAGTAATATATCAATCACTGGATTCGGAATCACATGTCAACTTATCAGTTTACTCCTGACGGGCGTAGAATAATCCCCAAACTGGAATTTTATATTACCAATGTCTGCAATCTCACTTGCCAAGGCTGCAACAGATTCAACGACATGCACTTTCGCGGTTGGCAGAAATGGAGCGACTATGCTGACATCATAGCAGAATGGGGCAAGAAAATCACAGTGGATCACACAGTGATCATGGGCGGTGAGCCTTTGTTGAATCCCACCATCTGCGAATGGTTACGGGGCTTAAGAAAAATCGGCATGTATGGCCCACAAATAATGAGCAACGGCACTTATATTGATCGTGTGGACGGCCTGCACGAAACCCTAAAAGAAACACACAGTTGGATTGGTGTAAGTTTGCATCATCGCAACGACGCAGACGAAATATACGAACGTATTAGAAATTTCTATCCAGCTGCCAGTTGTGTGGTTGAAGTTGAAGGCCGCGAAAACACTCGCAGTGGCAGCATTAGATCATTTTGTGATCAAAACAACATCTGGGTAGAAGTTTGGAATCAAACTGACTTTGTCAAAAACGCAGTACGATACACACCTGAAGGACGAGCCACACTGCACAACAACACACCGGAATCAGCCTTTGTGACTTGTGCATTTGCACACAACAAAAACTATCATTTCATCCGCGGAAAACTGTATCGTTGTGGCCCTGTGGGTTTATTTCCTGAACTGGACGATCAGTTTGACTTGGATTTATCACCCGAAGACAAACAACTTATACGATCTTATCGCCCGTTATCTGTGGAAAACTATGCAGCAGAAAATGAATCTTTTTTTGACCACATAGACGACATGATTCCGCAATGCAAGTTCTGCTCAAACGACGACACTAAACATCCGTTAGAATTCCGCCCCAAGAAGTCCAGAATCAATTTGGATTAAATACAAGTATGAGAGCATACGAATTCATTGTGGAAAACTTTGCAGATGGCAAAGTTAAAGGAAAAAGCCGTCCAGGACGTGTCAAACGTGCAGGTGCCAGTTGTGCAGGATCAGTTACCAGCTTACGCAAACGAGCTAAAAATTCGTCCGGAGAACGTGCTAAGATGTACCATTGGTGTGCCAACATGAAGTCAGGTAAGTAATACTATGAGACTAGCCGAAATAGCCCTGCCCAAAACTCGAATGAAAACCTACCTTGTTAGGTTGAAACTCAAAAGCGTGGGCTACACACAAATACTGGATACCACTGTGCAGGCTGTGAGTCCACAGATGGCCCGCAAGATCATTGCCAATCAATACAACAGCAACCATGTGATGATTGGGCAACCCCGTGAGATCAAGTCACGCTAAATACAGCGTGACCACCCAATTCATCAAAATTCTGTTCGACGTTTACTGTAAGCACAAAGGCGAAGACGCTCCTGCTTACCGTGTGTTTGTCAACGACGAACTTTTTACCGAACGCACTTGGATTTGGCGCAATCATTATCTAGAAGAAATGCTGCAAATCGAAGCAGAACCTGGTGCATATTGCATACGTGTTGAAGCAGTCAAGCCCGTGGGTGGCAAATTTAGATGCTATAATCATCGTGTGGAACATGGTCCTGCCAGATGGATCGACGATCAGACTGTGGAGATACAACCATGAGAGCTAGAGAATTTATTCAAGAAACAGCGTCAGCCGGCGCCACTAGTAGCGGTAGCGTTGCTGTGGTAGCACAGCCCATGGGTGCTGTAATTACTCGCACCCAAAACCGTAAGCCTGGTAAATATAAAAACAGTTTAACACGGACCAAATAACATGCTCGCAGATGATTTAAAAACACTTTTGGCCACGCAATATGCGTTTGTGATCAAGGCACAATTCTTTCATTGGAATGTGGAAGGCAGTGACTTTAGTCAACTACACAAGTTCTTTGGAAAAATCTATGAAGAAGTCAATGGGGCCATTGACGCCACTGCTGAATACATTCGCATCATGGAAGAATACACACCTGGATCATTTGAACGTTTTCAAGAACTCAGCCTAATTACGGGGCAAATCAAAGTGCCGCGAGCACGATTAATGTTACAGGAATTGCTGGCAGACAATCAAGTTGTTATTGATCTGCTGAATCAATGTTTCGGTTCAGCCGAACAAGAAAATCAACAAGGCATTGCTGACTTTATAGCTGGGCGTATCGATGCGCAAGGCAAACATGGTTGGATGCTGAAGGCATTCTTGAAGGACAACAGAGAATGAGAATAAAGAACTTGTTGGAAGGCCTCAATGCACAGCAGCGGTCTGTACCGCAATTACCAGCTCAAGCTCGGGCCCGAAAGATTTCAGTCTTGGGAGCCAAAACAGATCCTCGACATCCGTTTGCAGGATATGCAGTAGGGGCTGACGAAAGTGCAGAGCCTGGCGCAAAAAGACTAGGACCCGACAAAAATGATCCATGGGAACAGGGCTGGGATGCTCGTCCTGAATATGAATTTAATCCTTACGAAAAAGGCACTCCAGAATATGCACAGTGGGCGGACGGTCATGCAGAACGACGTGCTCAGCCCCGTCATTACGACGAAGGTCGTGCCGGTGTTGATGATCGTGACACAGTTGGTTTCTCTGTCAACACAGAAGCAGCTTATACGGCTGTGATGAAACGATTTGGTGATGTAATTGATCACGATGAAACATCCGGCATCATGTATGCACCTGCTGGTGTATGGCCCAGAATAGAAATGGTTGCATATGACGCCGACGGCGAAGGTGCTGTTCGTGTAGAAGATGACATGATGGAAGCTGAGCGCAACGAAATGGATACACCTGCTGTGCAAGCAGCATTGGCCAAGATGGCCGAACGTCACAAAGGTGAGAAGTGGTCTAAAGAACAACTAGCAGCCTTGGGCAAGCGTATTGCTGCACGTGGGAAGAAGGCAGTCAAAGAAGGTGATGTTGAAGACTTTTTAGCACGTGGTGGAAAAATTACACAGGTCAAACCCAACCGTGGACCACGACATCCTGGACTAAGTCTTGGTAGTAAGCACATCGGTGGCGGCGGTGATGGTACAAGAGCAAGTCGTACCGGCCGTGGATCAAAGCCGCAAGGCAAACCTGTTGTTGCTGTGGAAAGTGACGTCGAAGAAGGTTGGAAAAGCAAGTTGGCCGGTGCTGCATTAGCAGGTGCTGCTGCATTTGGCGGCGGCGCTCAGGCACAGACTGCTCCAGCGGATACAACTAATGCCGCAGTGGTTCAAAGTCTAGTAAACCCAGTGGCTCAGCAAAGATTTGCCAAAATGCATGCTGACACTACTGCCAAGCTAACCGATCCCAGATATACTCACAACCCCAGTGCCCTAGCACAGCATCAGGCGACCCCACAGCAACAACACGCAGAGATGCTACAAAATATTAAAAACATAGAGCAGTGGGACAATCCCTACAGAATTATTCAGATGGCAATGAATATGGCTGGTGTTACTCCTAAGGAAGTGTTACAAAACTTACCCAAAGGATATAAGCTACCCACCACAGAACCCAAGGGCACGTTTGTTCCCAAGGACCTGAGTAAATTAAATGTCAAAGAAGATGAGGTAGAAGAAGGTTGGAAAAGTAAATTAGCAGGCGCTGCGTTAGCAGGTGCTGCTGCATTGGGCGGTGGAGCAGCGGCTGCCCACGATCACGGTGATTATGGTCATTATGATCAACGAGTAGATAATCCTAGTTGGGGCACAGCAGGTTATGATAGTCATATAAAATCCAATACTAATCTCACCAAAACAACAACACCTGATGGACAAGTCAAAAGAGACAGTCAACGTCGTATTTCTGATGTAACTGGACCAAATGCTCAAGGTGAATATCGTGTGTGGGTTGGCCAGAACGGCAAAACTATCAGCAGTTATGTGACAAAAACCCCGCCGCAAAATTGGATGGTCAAAGAAGCTGTAACCAAAGAAGACATTATTACCAAACTCAAAGCCCGTTTAGGCGATTACTTGAGCGATATTTCTAAAGAAATCAAAAAAGATCCGGACCTTATTGACAAGTTGGCAGCTAAATCTGCTGGAGATCAAATGGGTCCTCCAGTAAAAACCGTTACCACAGACGACGGACACGAAATACAAATACACGGCAACGAAGATGACGGATTTAGAATCAGCATTAAGAACAAGCCGGCTGCTACTAAGTTTGCCAACTTGGATGAAGCTGTGATGGCCTGCGAAATGTACTGTGCTCGACGTCGCTCACAGACGTTGAATGCTGACTATGTGGAAGAAGCATAATGAGATTCAGAGAAATTGTCGAAGCCTGCTGGAAAGGTTATCACAAAGAAGGCATGAAAACCATGTTTGGAAAACGCTATCCAAACTGCGTAAAAAATAAAAACGAAAGTCTAGAAACTTATGTCAATCGTGGGGAATGTCCAGGGTGTGGTGGTGAAATGGTCTCCGAAGACTTGATCACGGAAAAACAAGATGCCTGTTATCACAAAGTCAAAAGTCGTTACAAGATTTGGCCATCAGCTTATGCATCCGGTGCGTTAGTTCGTTGCAGAAAAGTAGGTGCTGCCAACTGGGGCAACAAGAGCAAAAAATGAGAGCTGCAGAATTCATCTCTGAGAAATGGAGCCGCAAGTACAAGAGCTCAATCAATTGTGCCAATCCCAAGGGATTCTCACAAAAAGCTCACTGTGCTGGACGAAAGAAAAACGAAGACCTTGCTGAGGATCTACGCGACTGGTTTGGCAAGGGCAAAGGCGGCGGAGCTGGTGGCGGCGGTTGGGATAGATATAACACCAAGGGCGAAAGAATTGGCAAATGCGGTGATCGCAAACCAGGCGAAGGCAAGCCCAAGTGTTTAAGCAAGAGTCGTGCTGCCAGCCTACGTGCTTCAGGTGGCAAGAGTGCTATAGCATCAGCGGTGCGTCGTAAACGTGCCAAGGATAAGAACCCTGAACGCACAGGTGCAGCACAAAATGTAGCCAACAAGGTAAAAAAATGAAAAGAATCGTAGCAGCCGCAGTAGTGATGTTAGCACTTTCTGGTTGTGTTGCTTACACGCCTTATTATGTACCGGCACAACCGGTGTATATTCAACCGCGGCCGGTATATATAGCTCCGCCGGTTTACTATCGCCCGCCTCCGCCGGTTTATTACCGTCCACAGTGTTCATGGACACAACGATGGAACCCGCAGTACCGCACGTATCAGAATGTCAGGGTATGTAGATAATGACATATCCTGTATATCCTGAACTTCCTGTCGATAGTGATTGGAAACGCAATCCTTACGCACCCACATAATCATGAGAGCAACAGAATTTGTTTCCGAACGCAGAAAAAAAGTCAACGAACTTGACTTCTTGGGAAGTCAGTGTACCAAAGACTGTTCAGGACATCGTGCCGGATATGCATGGAGCAAGCGTAAGGGTCTGGTGCCTGCTAGTCGCAGCCCCAGTTTCAACAAAGGCGCGGCATTACAGGCGGCAGGAAAATGAGAGCAAGTGAATTTTTGACCGAACGATGGACAAAACAAAATATCAAGCAGTATCTTGATAATAAAACACAAAAACCCATTACTGCTGCCGACATCACTGTGAGTCACCCTTTTGACAACTGTGTTTTGTTAAAATATCAGTCTGTGCCAGATCTTGCCAAGAGTTTTTTCCGCCTGGCTGAGTATCACGAAGGTCATAGAAACAGTGGAAAATACAGTCAAGTCAGTTTGGTTGATTTTTTGGACCACTGGGTTGATCGAACCGGCGAAGTGGACTACTTAAAATTTTGGGATGGATTCAACATCACAGATCGAACATTTGTGAATTGGCTTAAGTCAGCCAAACCATTGTCTGCTGCAGAACAGGTCATGGTTGATGTAATCAAAAAAGCCACCAAAGGTATGAAAAAGTTTTGTATAATTGGTGTAGGTAGCACAGACTCAGACACTGAAAAACACGAATTGTTTCATGCCAAATATTATTTAGATGCTGACTTTCGGTCAGCTGCTGACAAACTCTTGAAAGATCATGCAACAGATCCTGCTGTCAAGACTATTGAAAAAATTCTACGTACCAAGTTAGATTACAAAAATCATGTCGAAGAAGAAATTGCTGCTTACCTGTACACTGGCAGTCAATTGAAATCGGTGTTTGGAATAAACCCTCGAGAGCTAGTTAAAAAATTTCAACAATTAGAATAAAATACCCTTAGGACCGTCACAGTTTACTGTGCCTAAGGCGTCTGGTGCCCACTACCAGTAAACAGGCTTCGCTATCCTTGTTTTACAAAGTGTGGGGCTTTTATTTGGTCAAACACATGGGAAAACTATCAATTGCATCAGTACTGATTTACCTGACCTGGGTAATATATGTAATTTGTTTCTGGTAAAACAACTCGATTAAGTCATTGACTTACGCATACACAACCTATATAATAACTCTACAAAGGAGATATTATGGACGCACCCACTTTCAGTTCTGAACAAAAAGCCAAACTCACTGCCATCGTCAACGAAGGCATGCAGGTCATGCACGAAGTAGAAACACTCAATGCCGGCTTGTCAGACACCATCAAGGCCATTGCCGAAGAAATGAATATCAAACCCAACATTTTGAAGAAAGCCATTCGTTTGGCACACAAAGCGGAATTTGGTCGAGAACAACAGGACCACGAACTGTTGGAAACAATCTTGACCACCGTGGGTAAAACTCTGTAATGATTGACATACGCGGTTTTGTATACGATATAATTGACTGGGCCGAAAAGGACTATCGAATATGGCCTGTAAGATTCGTGCTGGAAGTCACAGCATGGGTTACCAGCATTGCCTGTTCTACAATTATGGCGTTTACTTTGCCGCATCCACCATTCTTGTTGCTGTATCCCATGTTCATTGCTCAGTGCGGTATATTTGCCTGGGCTGCATGGACACGGCAAAGTCTTGGAATGTTGGGCAATTATATTTTACTAATAAGTATCGATATAGCAGCCTTGATCAGATTGATCACGCTGTAAGCGTCGCCCACTCTACGGGCAAGTACACGGCCAGGTGAGCCACAAGTCACTGGGAGAAGCAATTTGAGTTATGTAGATGCCCTGTTCGATCGAGACAAAGATCGAATCCACGTAGTTGAACGCATCAACGGCGTTCGCAAATATCAAGAGTATCCAGCAAATTATATTTTCTATTACGACGACCCCCGCGGTAAGTTTCGTAGTATCTTCGACACACCGGTTGCACGTTTCAGCACAAGAAACAACAAGGAGTTTCGCAAAGAAATTCGCATGCACACCGGCAAACAACTCTTCGAAAGCGATATCAATCCAGTATTCCGTTGTCTAGCGGAAAACTTTCTAGGTGCTGATGCTCCAAAATTACATACAGCATTCTTCGACATTGAAACAGACTTTGATCCTGTGCGTGGATTTTCGAGCACAGAAGAAGCTTTCAACAAAATCACAGCTATCACAGTTTATTTGGATTGGTTGGATCAACTAGTCACCTTGGCTATTCCTCCCAAGTCAATGAGCATGGAGACTGCTAGAGAGATTGCAGCTGAATTTGACAACACATTCATGTTTGAAAAAGAAGCAGACTTGTTGGATTCGTTCTTACATCTAATCGACGATGCTGATGTGCTGTCGGGCTGGAACAGTGAAGGTTATGATATTCCTTATACTGTGAATCGTGTTACACAAGTATTGAGCAAGGATGATACCAGACGTTTTTGTCTATGGGGACAGATGCCCAAGGCACGTACCTTTGAACGCTTCGGTAAAGAAAGTCTCACATTTGACTTGGTGGGACGAGTGCATATGGACTATATGCAACTGTATCGCAAGTACACCTACGAAGAACGTCACAGTTACAGTTTGGACGCTATTGGCGACTACGAAGATCTTGGCTCAAAAACCACATACGAAGGTACCTTGGATCAACTGTACAATCAAAACTTCCGCACGTTTATTGAGTACAACAGACAAGACGTGGTACTGGTCAACAAGATTGACAAGAAGTTAAAGTTCTTGGATCTAGCCAACACTATTGCACATGAAAATACTGTGCTGTTGCCGACCACAACAGGTGCTGTGGCTGTAACTGAACAGGCCATCATTAACGAAGCACACGCACGTGGTATGGTTGTTCCCAATCGTAAAAGTTATGGTGATGATGACAACACACAAGCAGCAGGTGCTTATGTGGCCTATCCCAAAAAAGGTCTGTGGCAAGACATTGGATCCATTGACATCAACAGTCTATATCCGTCAGCCATTCGTGCCCTAAACATGGGGCCAGAAACCATTGTGGGACAACTGCGCCCTACAGCTACAGACGCATTAATTGCAGAACGCATGAGCAAGGGCACGAGCTTTGCAGCAGCCTGGGAAGGTTTGTTTGCAACCTTAGAATATACTGCTGTAATGGAACAGAATCGCGGCTTTGAACTCACTGTTGATTGGCAAGATGGCACCAGCACCACCATGTCGGCAGCTGAATTTTGGCCCATCATCTTCAACAGCAACAAACCCTGGATCATCAGTGCCAACGGCACTATCTTCACTTACGACAAGGAAGGTATCATTCCTGGATTGCTGGCTCGTTGGTATGCTGAACGTAAAGAAATGCAGGCCACGTTGACTCGTGTAAAAGAAGAAGGCAATCATGAGCTAGAAGAATACTGGGACAAGCGTCAGCTGGTCAAGAAAATTAACTTGAACAGCCTATATGGTGCTATTCTTAACCCGGGTTGTAGATTCTTTGACAAGCGCATTGGACAATCAACAACACTGACTGGTCGAAGCATTGCCAAACACATGGATGCTTATGTGAATGAATGTATCACTGGCCGATATGATCATGTAGGTGATGCCATCATTTACGGCGACACAGATAGCTGTTACTTTACAGCATATCCTGTGCTGAAGAAAGAAATAGATGCAGGCCGCATGGTCTGGAACAAGGATACTGCAATTGCCTTGTATGATTCGATTGCTGATCAAGTCAACATCAGTTTTCCTGGCTTTATGGAACAGGCGTTCCATTGTCCTAGAGAAATGGGCGGTATTATTCGAGGCGGCAGAGAAATTGTGGCCAGTACCGGACTGTTCATTACTAAAAAGCGTTATGCTGTGTTGTTCTATGACAAAGATGGCAAACGCTATGAT